AGTTGGTGTTTGTGTTTGTGATGCGGTTATACTTGGTGTTGGTGTCTGAGTTTGACTTGCTGTAATTGTAGGAGTTTGTGTCTGTGTTGGAGTTTGAGTATTAGTTGGTGTCTGAGTTTGACTTGCTGTAATAGACGGTGTTGGAGTTTGTGTTTGACTTGCTGTAATTGTAGGAGTTGGAGTAGGGGTTTCAGTATTAGTTGGAGTTTGTGTTTGACTTGCCGTAATAGACGGTGTTGGTGTCTGAGTTTGACTTGCTGTAATTGATGGTGTTGGAGTTTGGGTCTGAGTTGTAGTATTTGTTGGTGTGTTAGTTGGAGTTTCAGTATTAGTAGGAGTTTGTGTAGGGGTAGCAGTCAATGTGGTTGTAGTAGTAGGTGTAGGTGTTTGAGTATTTGTTGGCGTTGAAGTTAATGTAGTTGTTGTAGTAGGCGTAGGTGTTCCTGTTCTCGTTGGTGTTTGAGTTGGTGTTTGAGTTGGTGTCGGAGTAAATTGTTGTGTCGGTGTATTCGATGGAGTTATTGTTGGTGTAACAGTTTGAGACGCAGTTACACTTGGAGTTGGTGATGGTGGATTTAATTCATCAGGAGCGAATATAATATTGGAATCATCTTCATCATTGGAAATGAATTCCATAAAGTAATCATTCGTAGTGTTTGCAGATTGTGCAATCAACAACGCAATACCTGACTCCACGAGGTTGTATGCATACACTGGGTCAAGATTCCCACTACCAGCGGGCTGCTCCCAAATTCCATAGTTGTATTGCCCTGTGTAAGGAAATGCAATCTCACCAGGATTTTGTCCTTCAATAAATTCAAACTCGTCATATCTAACTCTATGTGTTGAGATGTTAGATAAAATCATTGTTACTCTTCTTTTTGAGAAGATATGTGTAAACGAGAATAACCACTCAGGATTCGCAAGTTCTGCGTTCTGAGAAACGGTTACAACAATCTTATTTAATTGGTTTGTTTTTAGAAGAATCATCTCGATAAAAAATAATCACAAGGGGGTATTAATCCCCCCTGTGATTGTATAGAAAATTTATTAAGCGGATACCACCGTGATACCTGCAACAACTGATGATAAAGGACCACTCAGTTCACACATCGGGTTCTGTTCCAACGCTTGGAAGGTAATATTATACCCCTGAGCGTCGCCCAGTGCCTTGCCCGTAACTGATGAACCAGCACTCACGAATGAACCATATACTTCGCCAAGCAGAAAGTACTTACCTGTATTATCTTCCATTACGATTGATAGTTTTGGAGATTGAGCAAGTGTTTTCAAAATATTTCTTTTCGATTGTTCTAACTTAGAGAAAAATGTTACCAATTCTTGTGTGTAGAACACAGTTCCATTTTCAAGTGACGCATTTACCGTCTCAGTATATTGACTTGAAGTACGAATTAATTGAAATTCGTAATAACTTCCAGTTCCACTGATTTGAGTAATTGTATCGCCTGTGTTTTTTGTGATGGATGCGAGATTGTCTTGGTCTGTAATCCATATGGTTTGTACGCCGCCGACTACATCACGGCAACCTAACGCAATTCCACTACTTACATTGCAACTCATTTTATATTGATTTAATTTTTTTAGTTTATTGAAATAATGATTGGGGACGAACCCCAATCATTATGAATATTAAAGACCGTTAGTTACAAAAAACTGCGGAAACGCAATTTGTGTGCCCAGTTTCCATGCGGCCATCACGCGGACTTCTTGAAAATCAAGTGAAAACCAACTACGATATGTATCTTCGTCGCTCATAAGGTCAACGCCAACTAACCAATATTGCTGCGGTGCTGCTGCGATTAAGTTCGAACCATTTAAGCCCGGCACGCCTACAACTTTATACTGTGTTTGAGGATGGAATGTTTCATACACTTGACCTAATGTTGGTTCAGTGAAATGGAAGTTATTCACCTGACGAATCGACTTCAAATAGCATTTGAATTGCTGCTCGGACATGAAAATTATAATGTCTTCACGAGAATAGATATTTCTATCTAACGCTTCGATTATGTTATCTACTTGTTCAAGAACTCTTTCTGCTTTGTTTTGAATTGTTGCTCCTGTTACAGAACATAATGCTGTTTGACCAGTTAATTTAACAACACCAGCAGTGTTATTTACCAACTCAATGAATCCTGAGAAAGTTGAAGAACCACTTGTTGCATTCCAAAGCAAATCTTCGTTATAACGCTTTATCTGACGGGTCTGCAAATCAATTATCGCCTGTTCAAACGGCGCATTTTCATTGTATGACCCTGCATTCAAATATTGACCTAACCATACTTCATTTAAGGTTTGTAAACAAAGTGAAGTGTTAACTTTCAAACTTTGAACTGTTAATGGAGCAACAGTAAATGTTGTTGTTCCAGAATTTTCCCAACCACAAGTTGTTCCTGTTTGTACTACTAATGTTTCTGAAAGTAAGTTAACATTTTGCGTCCCCTTTATGCCAGGAATTGTATTTACATACTTCATGGTCTGTGGTGTAAGGACTGCCTCAGAAATGATATCAGATGAAAGTTGGTCTACATAATTTGCCAAGCCCGACAAATCGTAGTTAAATTTCATTTTGGATAATTTGTTTTTCATTTTATTATCTATTTTATTTTTTGTTTAGTTTCTGTTTAGAGCTGCTTTCAATCTCTTGAATGACTCTAATTTATCTTCTGTTTTCGAGAAGTTTTCGTTTATTGTTTTTTGTGTGAACACTTTTTGACCTGCTGGTTCACTTGAAAACTTTTGGAAATTACCTTCAAGTTCTTTTTGTTTAGCAGAGATTTGGTCAATTTTTGACTCGATTTTTTTGAGTGCTTGAGAGAATAATTCTGCCACTTCTTCAGCAGACATCATATCATCTTCCATATCCTCAACTTCTTTTTCCGCTGCTGATTCATCTGCTTCGTCTACACCTTGAATAGAACCACCAACAATGTTGATTTTCTTTCCATTCTCAGCTTCGTAAACTCCATCTGTTATTGCTGTAAGAGTTCCATCATAGTTAACGAGTTTCACCATCAAACCAACCATTGGTTCTTCACCTTCAACTCTAACTACCTTTCCGTCTTTCATCTTAACATCAGCGAACTTCTCAGACATATTCTCATCCTTGATTGATTCTTCTTCTTTCTTGTCTTCGAGTTTTGCGTCAGGCATTGCACCCATTTTAATTTTGGATACTTTTCCTTCTTCATCAACTTCGATTTCAGAACCATCATCGAGTTTGTGCGTTCCAGCGGGAGCGGGTATCATACCCTCATCCGTTGCGACATAGATTGGAGCACCCAACTCCAACTCACCATCAATTTTAACTGCAATTCCCTGGTCGGTTTTCGCTTCATAAAATTTTTGTGTAGTTAGATTTAGGATTTTCATAATCCTGTCTAATGCTTGTTTACTATTCATCTGTTATTGATTTAAGTATTTGCTTTATTTGGTTTATTTGTTTGTCTTCTTTTGAGAAAACAGATTTGTTACCGAATAATCCTTCTACGGAAAATCCAGTTAACATATTATCTTTTACTAATTTCCATATCTTCTTGTCCTCAACTCGCATCTGAACAAACCATGTTCCTGATGGTAGTTCAAAACCATACATATTTGATTTGTCTTTGATAGGGTCTTCTGAAACCCAAGATTCTGTAATGTAAACTTTGTCTGAACCTAACTTAATGCCGTTGTGTTCTATGGAGGTTTCGTCAGTGCGTTTCTGTTTGAGGAAACGGTCTGCCATTTTACGGATTGACGCTTTGGAAAAATATACATAGTACATATTCCCCAAGTCATCGTATCTGTGAATCATTTTGTTTGGCACCATCGCTGCACCCACAAGGATTTGTTTGTCTTCATCCGCAACTGCGAAGGTCATTTTTTCCTTCTCCAATTGTTTCAGTTTTCTTTCTGACCATTTGAGTCCTGCTTCACCACCCCACGCATCATACATCAATTTACCACAACCATCATCATATGATTTTGATTTGGTTAAATCTGTCTTGTGTCTTGATAGGTATGAATACATTCTTTTTAATGTATCCACTGAGATGTTCTCACCTTTTGCAAGTTGAGATGCTCTCTGTTTTCCTACACCTGTACCACAAGAACCCCATCCGTTTTTGTCTGCATATTCAACAGCACTTTTTGCTGCGTTCTTAACACCCTCAGGGTAGTCAGATATTGTATCTGCAAAATCATCCTCAGTCATCTTAATTGGAACACAGTTTGGAACTTCTCTACCATCAAGAATCTTAGTCCCGATTGGTTCATATCCTTCCCAACAAGCATCTTCAAGTCCCATTTCATCTTTCTTAAAAAGATTTGGACCTGTTCTTGGCATACCAGGTTTCCATTGTTTAGATGGATTTGGTGAGTTGATTGTTGTTTCTGTTCTTGTATCGGGTTGAAGATTTGATGACTGAGCACTTGTATCTTCAACACCTCTTGTTGATGAACCTGAGTTTCTAATTTTACCAGTCGGTGCGTATAATAATCTAACCCAAGTGTGACGGCAGTTAAATGAACCTCTCCACAAAAAGATGTTATAGAAACCAAATTCTTCATTAGCAACTGAATCAGTTAACTCATCAATATCTTCTTGTCTATAAACTCTATTCATGGATAACATATCAGAACAGAATTGTCTATTCTTCGGGTCTCTTGGACCTACATATTTGAATCTAACTCTATATTGGTCATTATCTAAGAATGATGGTTCGTTGGGTTCTGAGAACCTCTCTTGGTTCATCTTCTGAACCATCATAGGTGTGATTTTTTCGACTTTAATTACTTCCCAACCCTCATCTATCAATTGATGATAAGGTTCTCCTAATTGGTCTAATTTTGGGTTGTGTGAACAGAAGTCATCTGATACAATATTGTATTTGGGTTCTAACTTTTCAACTTCTTCATCGTGACCAAAAGCAATCCACTGCTCATCGTGAGCAGGTCTTGATACAAGTGAGATTGCTTCAATACCACTTTCCTCGAACTCATCATCAATAAAAAGTTCAATAATACGAGTAGGATTCATTATCTATAAATATTTGTTTTATTAAAATGTTCCAATTTTTATATCAACGAACGAGATTTAATTACTCTATCAAATTGTTGTTGATTTGATATATCTGTCGCCGTTACGAATGTTCTAATTGGTTGGTTTTGGAATGTCTGTTGAATTACTTCCGCAATCCTTGAACTATTATCTTGTTGTGGTTGATTCTGACCTTTAACCATTCCACCTACTGCAAACTGTGGTAGTGCTCCTGCGTCATTAATTGCGGTTAATAATGGTTTGAATAACTGAGTTGAACGAGCGTTAACAACAAACTCCCCATCACTAAGAAGTGCAGGGATTGAATCTGATGTTGATGTTCCTGGTCCTGAAACGAATCCACCTGTCGCCATTTTCTTTGCTGAAACATTGATGATACCAGGAGGTTGGTTGGATGGTTGTCCGCCAGGTTGACCTGCTGTCCCACCACCTGATACAGGTAATTTTGTATCAACAATTTTCTTAACGGATACGAGACCACGAACAATTGCTGCTGCCGCAAGAGCGAATCTCAGAACTGTCGGCATTGGGGTTGGGTCAGCGAGTACCTTGTTTGCTGATACATAGGTATCAATTGTTGCAGATGCGATTGCGAGTGCCTTACCCGCCTTTGTTTGTTCTCCTACGAGTGATGCAGTTGCGGACAATAGTCCTGATACTGCTTGGAAATTCGCCATCTTCGCATCCAACAATGCCTTATCAACATTTTGTTGTGCTTGATTGTTTTGTTTTACGAATTGTAGATACTGAGTATCAGTAATTTTTTTCTTGTTGTGAAGGTCTTGGTAATAAAGTGCTTCTTGGTCTAATCTCGCCTTCTCTTTTTGAAGTAAATCTATTTGTGTTATTTCTCCTTCCTGAGAATCTATTTCATCTTGTAATCTCTGTTGTTGAAATCTCTGTTGTTGTAGTTCAAGGATTTTTTTGTTTGTATCCTCAATTACTTTCAGTTTCTCTGCTGCGTTCAGTTGGTCAGAGTTTCTAACTTCTTGTTGAAACTGTTCGTATAATTGTATTTGTTTCTCGAAGTCATCACTAACTAATGAGAGTTCATTGAGTAATTGGTCTTGTCTATCTTTTTTTCTTTTGTCCTCGTCTGTCTTGATTGCGTCAGCGAGTTGTTTGGCATACTTCGCACGGATTACATTTTTCTCCGCTTCTGTAAGTTCAACATTCTGTAACTCGATATTCATCCTTTGGTCAAGGAGTGTTTGAAGTTCTGATGTTGAAGTATTTGTTTTCTCTATTTCAAGTTGGATGAGAGCATCGAGTTCTCTACTTCTTCTTTCAAGTTTTTTCTTTTCGGTTTCTTGTCTCTTGGTCTCATCTTCTTTTATTGCGTCATCCAACTTTTTGGCATACTCTTGTCTCAAAAGTTCTTTCTCTGCCTCAGTCATGGTCTGACTTCTCATCTCCAAATTCATTCTTTCATCAAGAAGTTTTTTGAGATTTTCTTTTGAGGTATTGTCTTTGTTTACTTCAAGTTGTATCTGTGCATCAAGATTTTTCTTTTGTTTTTCTAACGCTTCTTTATTCCTCTTGTCCTGTTCATCTTGTTCAGTTTTCTTTGCAGCATTTCTTTTTTCAATTTCTTCCTTCTCTGTCTTTGTTAACTCCTTAGTTCCATCTGTGAATCTTTTGTACGCCTCCTGAGCAGCACCTGCCGCATCTGAAACAGAGTTTTTAAGTTGGTCAAAACCTACTTGTGCTTGTTCAAAATCAAGTGTGAATATTCCTTTGAGAATATTGATAACACCCTGACCAACATTTTTGATAAATGTGAATAGACCAAATAGACCAGAATAAAACATTCCAATCCCCTTTGTAACATAGGGGAGAGCGGTCATCGCTAACTCAATAAAAATATCGAGTAACGGCTCCATAGCACGGAATATACCACCTAAGATTTTTTCAAATGCGATGAAGATTGGTTGTAATTTCTTTTGTGCTGCTTCACTCTGACTGAACGCCGCAACAAGACCACCGATAGCCGCAACAACGAGACCAATCACCGACGCTTTTAGAGCAGTGTTGAATGATGAGAAGGTAATCTCCGCTTGTCTAATCCCCTTACCCAATAGTCCCAATGGACCACCCGCTTTCTCCAATGAACCAGCCCAATCCTCAGCACCTACCTTACTTTCTTCAAGTGCGTCTTCTACATCTCTGATTTGTGCAACGAGTTTGTTGAACTCTGCTGAACCAGCGGCAGTTTCTTTAAGTTGTTTTTTGAGTTCTCTTAACTGTTTGAGGGACGGTTCGGAGTTGACTTCTATATCAACATCAACTTCTATTTTTTTCTTACTTGCCATTCTCTAATTTCTTGGTAAAAAATTTAATGAACTTTAAGTTGTTCATGATACTTGGGAACACTAATCTCAAATCACTAAGATTCTCACGAATATTTTTTGGTGTATAGTCCATATCTATAAATATTATTTTTATTGAGGTATACAACTTCCACCTGAACAAACATAGATTCCAAGTATTTCACCTGAACCATCTATATCCGCAATCAAGAACGGACCAGTTGATGTGTCTGTTGATACATTTGAATATGCGAGATATCCACTTTGACCCGAATAACCATAAATGAAATCACCAATTGTTAGAGTTGAATAAGGTTGACTTGAACAATCTTGAACTGTGATATTATAATTGTTGTTACAATAATCACTACAAGTACCTAAAATTGCCCCATGAGTATAAATTGTATTAGGACAACTTTCGGTAGGTGTTGGTGATGATGTTATCGTTGGGGTTACAGGGATTGTAGATGTTGGAGTTGGTGTAATTGATGAACTTCCAGTTGGCGTCTGAGTAGATATAGGAGTTCTTGTTGGCGTCTGAGTAGATATAGGAGTTCTTGTTGGACTTGGGGTTATGGTTGGTGTTGTTGTTGACTGAGGTGTTGCGGTAGGTGTTAATCCAACAGTTACAGATGGTGTTGGAGTTGTTGTTTGACTTGGAGTTTGTGTCGGGGTTACTGGTGGAAGACATTCTGCTCCAATATCAGCATTACCACAAGTAATGATTTCAAAATCATTATCCATACAGATTGCTTGACCAGAATTTACCATAAAATTCCCGACCACACCACCACAAGTTGTTCCTGATACTGTTACAGGAACTCCGTTAGCGTCATTATTGATATATGTTATACAACTCATAATCTATTAAGGTTTTGTTGGTGTTGGAGTGTTTGTTGGTGTTGGAGTGTTTGTAGTTCTTGGAGTTGGGGTTATCCCAATGGAACACAATCCGTTTGTGCAACCTGATTGTGGTATTGGGTTTATTAATTCATAATCATATCTGCCAGGTTGTGTTGATGTTATCCATCCCGAAGGGCTTCCAATTCTACCTGAAAATCCATAACCACCGTAACAATAAAAATTAGCAGTTAAAATAATATTACTTCTTAAATACCAATTATTTGTGTTTATTGGTAATAATGCATTACAATTTGAATCACTAACATTAGATTGTTCATAATAATACCAAACAGTTGTGATTGTTGGTGTTACTGTTGGGGTTTGACTTGAAGTTATAGTTTGAGTTGGTGTATATGTTGGAGTAGTTGTATGTGTAGGTGTTTGTGTGTTTGTGTTTGTAGGTGTTACACTTGGTGTATAAGTCGGTGAAGCAGTATTTGTTGGTGTGTTCGATGATGTAAGAGTATTAGTAGGTGTTTGAGTTGGAGTTGATGTTAATGTTGTAGTTGTAGTGGGTGTTTGTGTATTTGTAGGCGTTTGAGTAGGAGTTTCAGTATTTGTAGGAGTTTGTGTAGAAGTAATTGTTGGTGTTGGAGTAATGATTGGAGTTGCTGATGGAGTAGGTGTTGGGAATCCACATATCTCTTCAATATCAAAATTATCACAAGCATTCAATGGTTCTGCATTGGACATACAGATTGACTCCCCATACACCAATGTGAATGAACCAGTAACTCCTGAACAAGTAGTTCCTGAGATTACTTTTGGACCGTAGTTAGGTTCATTGTGACTATATCGTGAGCAACTAAAATTATCCATAACAAATAAATATTGGGACTAAATCTTCTCCACTTTGAGTTATTGGTGAACCAACCTGAGCACATATTGATTCATAAGGTGGTAGATACCAATTGAGGACAACATTACCCAAGCAATCAACATAATCACCAAACCAAGCGAAGTCAGAATTGTTGATGTAGTTGTAACAAGGGACAAGTCCTGTTGATGGTGTTGGTGTAGGAGTAGTTTCAGGTGTTGCAGTTGGAGTAGGTGTTGGTGATGTTGGAGTAGGTGTCGGAGTGATTGGTATTGTCGGAGTAGGAGTTGGGGTAACACAACTATTAAAACATACTGGTCCTTTATCAAGTGTAACATCACCTGTAATAGTGCCAGGTCTTGCACCAGGACAACTGATTGTATATGTCTGACCTGCTAATAGGAATGTATCTGATACGATTCCATCACAATCCAACCAAGATACAAGACCTGTTGTATTAGCGGTCATTGAAAATGAGAAACAGAATACACAAGAACACTCTGTACATGAACTGAATTGTCCCACCTGTTCCCACAGAGTATCTTGTGCAAAATATCCTGTAACACCACTCACACAAACCTCATCAAATATTGTTGAGTTGTATAGTGTGAATGTTCCTCCACTCAAATCAATTGATGAACCTGATGATGTAAATACATACTCGTCTGTTCCATTACACTCTATTCCTCTATACCAGAATAATCTTGGTTCACCTGGCTCTTCTTGAACTAAATCAAATGGTGTTCTTCCTGTGCAACCACAATCAACATACACCCCAACATTGTTAAATGTGAATGCTGAATTGATATAATAGTGATTGTAAGTATAACCTGAATTGTATGTTCCTATTGAGACATTATAACATCCAAGATAGGTGTTGTTATCATCAAATAGTTTTACGAAGTTTCCTGCGTATGCGTATAAGTTATACATATAATCAGAACTTGAATGTAGTTCTGTTCCACCTGTTGTACAAGGTATTAAATCATAATATAAAACTCTATGACCTGGATATTCTCTTGTTAACTTAACCAACTCAACATCACATATTGTTGGTTCGGTCATATTGTAGTTGGTGATTCTGTTGATTCTAAAATAGGTGTTGTTGATTAGGATTTTTTCGTTCCATCTGAGTTGTTGAATCTCTTGTGGATACAGATAAATCTTACAAGAATAAATCTTGTTTTCTTCGTTAATCAAATCATCAACATAAGGTTTGTAATAGATGTCGTATAAGTCCTCAGATACAAATGAGAATTCAGCAGGGGTAATATTGGTTTTATCCTCACCTCTAAAATTAATGTAGTGTGAGAAGTTATTATAAGCGAATGGATAGGTTGTAAATCTATTAAGGTTGGTGAATCTATCTATCTGATTGTTATCCATCCAATAGGTCTGATATACAGGGTCTTGAACAATCGTTCCACAACTTGTTCCTGAACTTGTGATTGTTAATGTTGCAGGTAATTGTGGTGCTGGTATTCTAAGAGATGAAGGGTCAGCACATTCCAATAGTGTATTAGAACCAGTATTTCCTATAAAGAAATTTTGGTCTCCAAAACAATCATAATATTCAACTGTTCTTGGTGCTGATAAAGTGAATGTTATTCCTGATTTACAAACAGATGAACCAGTTGTTGTTCCTGTTCCCCCAACAAATCCATAGTTATCATTTGGTAATGTTAGACCTCTAAATATTAATTTTGGTAATATCTTAAATGGAACGAATGTCTGTTGTGATTGACCATCTTTATCAATCGATTTCAACTTGGACATTGACTCAATTGTGATTAGGGGAACGAATGCGTTGTTAATTGTAATATCAATTGGAGATGAGAATAGATAGGTAAATTTGGTAACCTCATCTTTATATTGAAGATTCAGTTTGAATTTATCTGTTCCAAATATTCTGTTTGCACGAGAATTAAAATCTTGGTTAGCATAATCTTGGTCTAACTTAAATTCATAATCAAGTGTTCCATTGATTAGAGATGTTGTTGGATATAGAGATTGTATCTGATTGAAGTCAACCTTTGTTGTCCAATCGAGTGTCCTTCCCTTACCGATATAATCGATGATTGGTTCTACAATTAAACTTCTCGGCTTATCAGGATTTGGAACTACAACGAGATTGAAATACTTGTTAACTGATGTAAGGAAATCAATTTGTGTGTAGTCATTATCAGGGAATTCTTCTGCGTAGTTAATCGTTGAACCTGTTGGAATAAATCTTGGAGCGTTGATAATCTGTGCTGTAAATCCTGAGATTTGTGCATACTCACCCTTGAATACGAACCCAACAGTTGATGTTCCTGTGAAATTGAATGTCTGTTCCAACGACACTACCTGTCTTTCTGAATCACACCAATAGTTTGTATAAAAGTTTTGACCACCTGTCCCATCAACAATCATAAGGTTAACGAGTGGTATGTTAAAACTAAAATAATCACATTGACCAATCATTGACCAAGTAAATCTAAATGTATAGATACCAGCGTATTGTTCCTCGATTGTAAACCCTGTATTTGTTAAAGGGAAACCGAGTGCGTTACAAGTTGTTGCTGAGTTTGGAACTGTATAAACATCATTCAATACACTCGTTAAATTGAAATCCTGTGGACCATAACTGAAACAAGCAGGTAATGATTGTTTTGCATAGATACTTTCATCCAAGAATTTCAATGGCATATAATACTTCTTGAAGTAATCTGTGTTGAAAAAGTTGGACTGTATTTCATAACCTGCTTCTTCACAGATTTTTTCGTATAGAGTTTTGATTTGTAATGTCGGCTTGTAATAGTAATCTCTAACAGGAGTCCCTGAAAAATCGAAGTTTCCAAATTGAGGAACGAATTGATTACCTGTTGTACCTGATATCAATGGTGAGAATTGAATGAGTGGTGATACATCACTATTAAGTGTTGTTCCACTCAGATAGTCATAACCGATGTTGTATAGACCCCAAAATGTTTTTCCATTCTGATATGAATAGTTTGTTGAACCTGTTAGATTCCATAATGTCGGGTCAACAATTGATTCTAAGATTACACTATCTTGATATGGATGTGATATACCTGAGAGATTAAGGTTTCTCAGATACTTGTCTCCAATGTTTGCTGCTAAGTCCCCAACCTGATTATAGAATGTAACCTGATAAATGATTTCATCATTGGATATTGATACACCATTTAATCTAATATGTCCTTGTAGGATTTCATATCCATCCCATAAGAGTTGAGCATCGAATTTGTTGTTGGGGTCGAATGTTACAGGAACAGAATTAAGGTCATAGAAAAAGTTGAATACCTCATTGTTTCTCTGTGAACCAGGAACTGAGAATCCCTTTGAGAATGCTGAGTTCTTTTTTGTAATGTCTTGTACTTCTGCGAATGATAAAGACAATAGGACTGGTTCATCCTTGTATAAATCTAAAAATTTTGGTTCTCCCTGAACAAATGCTCTAATCTGTAAACTCATTATATTGGTAATTCAAATCTTCTATAAGGTGTCTGTTTAAGTTCAATTGTGTATTGGAATATTCTAACATACTTTTGAATATATTCTTGAACAGATTTATTTTGAACTACACAAGGTATTAAGTAAGGATAATTTTTTTGTTGGTCACCCTCAGGAACCCAGTTGTCCATTATCATATAAACATAAGGGGACATCAATAATTCCTCAATGATATCCACATCGTTTTGTTGAACGAAGTTCGAATCAACAGTAACCAACTCATCTGCGTTACCCCAAAATACTGTCTCTTGTGAGTCGTATGATTGTCTATTCCAAACTTGTGTGTTAAGTGTCTTGAATTGAGAATAAACTTTCTTGTCTACATTATATCTCTTGGAGTATTTCTTTGTGAATGTATATGTGTCCCATACTCCGTTTCTATTCAAGAACAAAAAGTTAACAGGGTCATTAAAACATTCTTCTCCAACCATCTTGTATTGAACAACCTCAGATACTCCTGAAACATATGAAGGGTCACAATCACCACTTGATAGGAAGATTGCAACATCACTCTGTGTTCTAATAATTGGATTTTGTTTCCATACTGCGTAAGCAATTCTCTGACCTAACCAAGAGTATAAACCAAATGGTTTTGTTGTGTAGTCAATTGGAACAGATTGTAAAACATCATAATTGTATTGTGTGTTATTAAGTGTTTTCTGTAAGTAAGAAATTGACTGAACAGGAACTGAGTTGTTATAGAGTTGATTTTCACCATACATAAATCCAAGAACTATTGGACACTTGTAG